TGTCCGTTGGTATATGCCACCTGTGTCGCATCAGTAGCGGTACCAGGAGTAAGAGATGCTGAAATCTTAACCGAACCATCAGAAAGAGTCTCCAAAGTGACATTGCTACCTTGTACAAGTTTTGTTCCTCCGTTTGCCTTTACATAGTCGGCAACCGCCTTTCCGGTAGGAGCATTTGTTGTATCAGTATCAGATACGCTTTGGGCAAGATTGGTGATTGAGCCATCTTTACCATCTTTTCCGTCAATTCCATCTTTACCATCGGCACCAGGAGAACCATCAGCACCTTTCAAGGATGCCAACCATTCTTCCTCCGTACCCTCGTATCCCTCTTCAACGGCAAGATCATATGCAGACTTTCCACTTTCTCCAACATCTCCGGTTTCGCCCTTATCACCCTTGATATTGTAAAGAACAATGGAAAGCACACCATCATCGTAATATCCCTCTGCGTGTGGAACATCTGTAGCATCAGTATCAATCTCCACCTCAACGGAAGAGATTGTACCAACGCTGACAGCAATCGTTTTAGCCATTTCCTCCAAAGAACTAGTAACCTCGTCAGGCACAGGTATCTTCTTTTGCTCAATGGCATCATCAAGGGACATACCGAGAGATGGCACTACAATGTCTTTAGCATTGAGTGGAATCGTGTTTCCGTGTATGTCTTTTATATCCATAATCTGAATATTTTATTGATTAGTTTTCTTCAATTACAACTTGTGCAGTATTGCTTGCATCGTCTACGATAGTGAGTGTTCCGGTCTGCAATGTAGTGCCACTATATAGGTTGTACTTTCCGGTAATCACAGTAGAACCCTTGGTAACGACTACGCTACCTGCCGTAGATGTAAATTCAAGTGTTTCTGCATCCTTATCGTATGTACAAGTGATAACCGCAGTTTGTGTCTTGCCCAATGCACTTACCACAGCCTTGTATGTTGCAGTTGCAGTAAGACTATCAGTCACGCTATCCAACTTTGTTGATCCCTTGTAAAGTTCTACTGTAGCACCTGTGTCGGCAGAGGCTGTAATAGTATTGCTTGTGAGATTCAAAGTAAGGAGGCTATCAAGACAAACCCACTTTGCATAGAGTGTCATTGCAGATGTAACGGCTGTTCCGGTTGTAGGAGCTGCCGTTGTGCAAGCCTCATCAGTATACCAACCACCGAAAGCATATCCATCTGCCGAAAGAACATAAGGTGCTTTAGTAAGGTCTGGCATTACTCCGGTTGTAATTGCACTAGGTGCAGTTCCGTGACCATTGCTATTGAATGTGATTGTGAACTGATTCTGCTTGTATCTAGCGTACAATGTCTTTGCAGACGTAAGAGTTCCTCCGGTATATGCGGACTCTGCTGTCTTTGATTCAAACCATCCTACGAATGAATAGTTTTGAATGGGACCAGGAGATGTAAGGTCAGATGATGTAACAACGCTCACTTGCTTTGATGCAGGAGCTGTGATACCTTGAGATGCATAATCACTTACATCGTAAGAAAGAGTGTATTTCTGACCCTCTATTCCGAATGTCTTTGTGAGTTGTCCACTATATGGGAACAATCCGTAATACTTAACAGTTGCAGTACCGATAGCATCATTGTTCTTATAGTCTGCTACGAAACCAACATTCTCTTCAAGGAGTTTGCCACCAAGATAAAGAGTGACATTTGGCTTGATTGGCTCGCCCTCGTAAGTATATTTTTCATCAAGTCCTATTACCGATGCATCTTTGATGTCAGTAGTAGTAGGATGCTGTGCCATATAGTTATTCACCCAATCCACCAAAGCATTGATAGTCGTAACCATCTCGTTCAGCTTTGTGCTTGGACAAGGACTATTGGCTTGAAATGTATAATTGATCTTATCCATTTTGTGTTTGTGTTATTTGTTAAGACAAAATAATAGGCATTGGGGAGATGTCCAAAAGATTCTTCTGCAAGTCTCCGGTAACCTGATATCCGGTAGTGGATGGCTTGTCAATCTGCTTATACTCCATCTCTCCTATGAATGCAACATTCTTCTGCAAATCATTGACTACATCTACAAGGTCGTATATTGTAGCAACTATGGCAGATGTATTGTTGTTTCCTACGATGCTATTGGCTCTCGCAGTAAGGTTTATCTCCTTTTGAGTAAGTGTGCCATCCTTTACCTTGTCGGTGGTTGTATTCTCGCTTACCGAGATATTGCCCAGATTGCGATTTACTCTCTTCCACTTGCCATCCTCTTCGCAGACATATGGATATGCCTTATCAGTAAGGATCACCAACGAAATAATACCATCTTCGATAAGTTGCAGTTCCGTATGGTGTGAATCAACAAGCATAGAGAATGGTACATCTAACTCAACACGATACAAGCTGTTTGACACCTTGTAAACCTTTCCCAATGCAGAATTATAATTGCTTGCCCAATCTCCAAGATGAGACTCCTTTGCACCTACATATGTAGCACCAAAGTATGCCTCTGGGTCATTAGGAGTTGTAGTTGTTGGGGCAAGAACAATGGCAGAGTCACCAATCAAAGGACTAATTTCATTTACAGCCTTTTCGGTTTCAAACAAACCCTTATCCTTATTCTTGAGTTTGACTTCATCCTCTAGGACACCAATGTGAACTTCTGCCTCTTCAAGTTTAGCCTTGAGGTCAGCAATCACATCTTCATCAGTCTTTTGCTTGTTACGGACTCCATCAACGGATGATTCGGTATTCTTCAAATCGTGTTGAAGAGCCTCGACTTCATCTGCCGTTTCCACTATTACCTCTCTCTGCAAGTCTATCTGCTCCTTTATTGGTTCAAGAGCAGACTTTCTTGCATAAGTAGCAACAATATCATTGCCAAGTCCATCTGCATCAGAACGAACTGCGTGGAATCGCATCAGCACATCATCCTTGATTTGGAGAAATTTGCTTAAAATTTCGTTCATTTGCGTTTGTGTTAATTGTTAATAAAGTTTAACAGTTTCGTTATCAACATCGCAAGTGAAATCACCGGATAGCTTTACCGCCCTTTCTTTACCTATACGGACAATTTCATCATTGGTGTTTGATACCTCTACCCCATCTTCCTCAACTACCACCGCCTTGATAGTTATTGGCTCGATGGTAAGAAGATAATCCTTTCTAGTGGCATTTATCTTCTTCCAAGTCTTAGTGCCATCAGAGTTGGTACGAAGAAAACTCTTCTCAACCATCAACTGACCGACACCCATATTATGATTGACAAAGTAGACATTTAGACCGCCATCTTCCGTAACCTTGCAGTTATGGTATGTCTCTCCATCAAACTCAACATCGTATGTAACGCTACCACCGGAGCAAAAGTACACAAAGCGAAATGGCTGTGTGTAGCATTCACCTTGTTCTTCAATCTTGAAATCCGATGTGTAATATATCTCTGTCATATCGTGTTTGTGTTAAATATTATTTCTAAATATAGAACGATGTGCTGAAACTATCATCATCCAATTGGTTCTGATCCACATTCAAGAACGATTCATCAGCTACAGGTTTCCACATAAACTCACCAATACTTACGTTGTTTCTTGTGATAAGATTACCATAAATATCGTAATACTGCAAGTTCATACTACCTTGTCGTACCTCGCCTACAAACTCAAAGGTAACGTAGTCATCAGGCTGTAGAACCACCATATTTGCGATGTTGAAATCGTACATAATCTTGATGAATCCCTTGGTGTCATTAACCAAAGTGAACTTACGACCAATGAGTGATTTCAGTTGCACCATACTAATGAATGATGTTTTCATATTCATTCTCGTAGGTGTACGGAAATATCTTGTCTCCCAATCTCTTTTACTGATGTCGTATCCGTAGTTTTGGAAAAATGGGAGGTATATGCCTACGAATGGCTCTGCATCTGCTCCGTTCCAATTTGATGTCTTGAGTGGCAACCAACTTATGTTGATAACACCCTCTGCACACCTCATATCCATACAACATTGAATGTGAGAACCACGATTTCCGAACTCCACATCCGAATAAACCAATCCGGAGTCACTACAAGGTGCTATAGCTGTACATTCTACATAGTCACTAAGATCATCATCGTTAGCGACCTTGTATGCCTCGTCATAGAGGTAAACTTCGCCTTGCTTATCGGTGTAGTATTCCCAAGTCCTACTAGTATACCCTACTTCTTTTTGGTCGATAGGATTGATAGTGTCGTACCCAGGTATAGGAATGAAACGCTCCAAGAATGTTTCAGCATCATATACCTCTTGAACCATTTGATCTTGAATACCACTTGTGATAAAGTTTCCAAGTTCGTCAAGGTATGCAGTCAAATCACCATCCTTATTTGTACAAAGGAGTTGGTTTGATGACAATTCAAGAACACCATCACTAGCCAAGGTCATTTCATCTGCTTGGATTTTGACTTTGCTAGCACCAATCTCAACTCTTGGGCCTGGCATATAGAAAGGACTATTGGAGTCTGCACCAATGCCTCTCCACATAATTAATGCTTGTCCCCATCTACCTGCTCCTGCAAGTAATGTAGCACCTTGTCTTTCTGCTGCCTCTTCTTCGGTCTCACTACTCTGCTTAACGTGACCGAACAAAACCACATTGTCACCCTTTATTGGAATATCACAACTTGATTTGTCAAGGTTAACAGATGGAGACTTTGGGTTAAATACCGGATGGTCAGAATAACTAGTTGAAGAATTGTACCTAAACTTCAAACAATAGTAGTCGTTAGGGTCAAACTCTTCTCCGGTGTTACTTGTAAGCGTAGTTCCACTAACAGGTGTAGGTGCTATCTTTCCTACTACTCTTACCCAATAATAACGACTACCAGCACCTTCGGTTGTACCACTACCAACATTGAAAGACTGACAATAAACCAAGTCTCCCATCTTCCAATCATCGGTTTTAGCATTTCCGTCAGCATCAACCTTTGGGAAGAAAATATAATGGTATTTTGTGGTAGAAGAACCATTTTCGCTTACTACATGGGCAACTTTATCACCACAAGCTGTAAGGAGTTGCTGACCACCTATATGAGTTACCTTTTGTATCTCAAGTTCCGTAAATACGGCTTTCTTTGTGACATTAAGGTAATCAGTATTGATACACCATCCACTACCATTGTGGAACAATTTGAGTCCTTGAACATTCTCTACATATTTCTTTTCATTGTCGCTTGGGTCTCCAAACTCCAAGTCTCCGTAGAAATTGTAGCTACCTTTGGCAACATCGTCTTTTGTCTTGTCAAGATAAGTCTCATCAAGTTTGAGATTCTTTATCTGCGTGTTGACAACATCTTTGATCTGCGACATTGACATACCACCAACTGCAATAGAGCCATTGACGATACCATTGATAGAGTTTTGGATTCGCTGAATTGTGCTTGCATCCTTGTCTGCGTTAAGAGTGACCGAATATTCCGGAACACCCTTTTCGCTCTCTTTGATTGTAATGTTGGCAATCTCAATCACCTCATCCAAGTTCAAATCTGTATCCTTGATGCAAAGAACATCACCCTCCTTGATTGTATCGTGTATTGATGTTCCGTTAGTAGCAACAGCGTTATCGTGTTGTCTTGCAAGGTAGATATTATCTATCTCTACGGCTATCTGATATGTCGTTACATCGTTCTCCACCAACCAAGCATTAGCAGCTGTCTGCAACCTTACACTAGCCGTATCTATATAGATGTCTGGCATATTGATGTTGGTAATGACAAACTTGTCCTCTGCCTTGATTAAAGAGTTCTTGTTAGGGAAATACTGATTAAGACTATCATCCTTGACACGCTGACATTGGAGTGTGTAGTAAGTGTTATTTGTGGCTTTCTTGCAGTCTACCACATCGAACTCTCTACCACCACACAAACCATCTTTCATACATAACTTTGGGTATTCGGTTCCAGACAATTTGATATCTGCATCGGCAAGTCCAAAGCCTATATTACGGATACGAATAAGGAAATGACCATCGGCATCATCAAATGACTCATTGTCAAAGATACCATCATCATCAATGGTAGAATTGTTGAAATAATCCTCTGCCGAAGATATTGGATTCTTTGGCTTTCTAGAGCCATCAAGAACGGCATCTAGGCGAATGTCTTTCTTTGCCTTTGAAGAGTCCTCCGTAGCAATATAAGCCGTATATCCAGCATCTTCCAACTCTTTCATCGTCATTCCCTCCATTGTAGGGTAGATGTCATCGTTGTCATCACTACCATCGAAATACACAACAGCCTCGCGAACACCCAACTCATCAATCTTATCCGAAACAACGAATGGATCAAGAGTGGTCTCCGGATATCCTGGCAACATCAAATTCTGCACAGGTATCAATTGAGCCTCGTTTGCGACATCACTCTTCTTGAATGAAACCGGAATATAGTTCTTGTTACAAGTGACTATCTCAACAGTTACATTAGTTTTGCTTGCATACCAATTGAAGAGGTTTTGGAACTTGATACCACTACATTCGGAATCGTATGATAGTTTATCCGTTCCCTCGTAGAACTTAACTCCGTTAGAGTATGCCTTGATAGTGTGCGTATATGTTCCGGATGTGGTCTCATATGCATCGTTGCGTATCAAGAATAGCATTGATGTACTTGACACTCCGGATGGTGTTGCTATATAGAAATAACTTGCCTTTACCTGCCCACTTTGAGATGGAGTATATATGCTTACCGGAGCAACGCAATGCAAAGCCTTGTAGTAATAGTAATGTTGTGGCAAGTTAGTAGTGTTACCATACGCTCTTACCTTTGTTACTACATTTTGGTCAGACTTTGATGTCTTGGTAATCTTCTTGAGTCCATTGCCTCTTCCGAAACGCATTACATTGTGAATGGTTCCAGATGTGCCAAGAGTGATTGTTCTTGCAGTTTTCTCAACAATGAACTTAACATCCATTGACTCATAAGCCATTGCCAACGCTTGCCAACAATTGATGTTGTCAGCACTCAAAGACTGATTCTGCTCTTTGTCGGTTGTAGGAGTATAACCCTCTGCTACTTGGATAGTCCATTTCTTTGTTCCGGTGTACAATCTATCAAGGTTTGCTTGGATTCTCTTGCCGAGTTCTGCCACAGTAGGGCAATAGAAAGAGAACTTGCTTTGTGTGCCTACAGAATAGACATTAGATGCAGATGTACAATCAAAGAACATACATCTTACAAGTTCGTCAGTAAGAGAATTGAACTTTACCTTGTCATACTTGAAACCCTCTCCGTAAGTATTGATTACAGCTTGTTTCTGAATAGATGGCTCTACATTAAGTTCAAACCTTTCGTTTCTATAGATAATATAGTCACCTACGCATAAAGATAAAGGAGATGCAGATGCAATAGACACATTGATGTATCTCTCGCCCATCCAATCTCCGTGATATTCGATAGCGTTAACCTGTGCCTTGACCGAGCCGTTGGAATTATATACATTGTATCTCATTAGGCAACTAGGTTTTGAGGATTAGTATTATCATCAGGATATACGTTGCTTTCTGGCTTGGTAACTCTTAATGATAATGTAAATGTGATTACTGACATTCCGTTTCCATCAATGAATTGCTCTTGATCCTTTACACCCTTGTAATACACATCGGAAAATCCGGTGTCTACGAATGAAGAGTATATTGAAAACACTCCATTGTTGGTAAGCAATGAAATCATTTCGCCAAGATAGGTATTAAGATTGCTTGTGCTTGATGCCTTGATGCCACACTTGATATCCCAATCAAATGCCTTGAATTTAATCACATTCGGCACATAAGCATCTTCGCCACTCTCTCCATACCATTGCTGACTTGAGATGTCTTGAATCTCGCTAGCCACAGGATTAGGAATGTCCAAACAAACGCAACTATATGTTTCTTCAAGATCATATAGCTCTCCGTTCTTGTGTTGTACTAATAACGAGTTTTTTGAGTTCATTTGCGTTTGTGTTTTAATTGTTGCAAATATACATATTTATTCTTTATTCGGAATATTTTATAGTAAAATATTCTACATATTGTCATTTTTGTCGGAATATTATATCTCCATCATACGAAATTTTGGCATTTTCTCCGTATTTATACACATATACCTTGCTCATATCACTTTGTTCTATATGAACTTTGCAGTTATCGTGTACCTTTATGAACACCCTAGAGAAACCCTTGCAACTGAATGTTATATCTGCATTGTGACGGACATAAACTGTCAATGCATTGAAACTATCACATAGCACATATCCGGAAGAATCTCCCAATATTGTCATCAAGCCATCAAAGTTATGTACCGATACTTTATCATCAACAAACATTCCGTTCTTGTTTCTTTCTGCTACCGATGATACCGTCTTGAGAAACTCGTTGTTAGGGAACTGATGTTGTATGCAAAACTCTTGGTTGTGATTGAATAGAGCCATTAAATCATCAATGCTATACAAGCCTTGCCATTTGCCCATAACCTTGTCACAAGCACCTAGATTCTTTGCATCCTTATATAATGTAGAATTTATTACTGAAATATCCATAGTTGTTAGAATTTAATAAAAGGATGCCCAGTACCGGAAAGCCAATACCAGGCATCCAAAAAACATTGATTGATTGAGATTAACTTATATGAATCTTTTGAGTTCCATCACAAACTTGGTTGAAAGCATAAAGCAACTCTTGAGTTGCAACACGAATAGAAGATGTGTGGTTTTCTATTGCCTCCAAGTGTCTTGTCTGCTGTTCAACTTGCAAGTATTGCTTTTGCAATCCGTAGTCAGCACTAGCAAGCATTGCATTGATTGATTCTACGCTTATACGTTGAGTGTATAGGTCACTACGCATAACATTGATATAGCTTGCAAGGATATCTGCCGTTTCTTCCGATACTCCTTGTATAGAATTACCAACCGAAGATTCCCAACTCTTCATTGTTCCTCCTTGCTCGTTCATATACTTTTCGGATTCATCCAATGCTTGATGGGTTGCAGTTGTTGCCTCGTTAACAAGAGCATACATCTTGGCAAGAATCTTTTGACCATCTACGGATATATTTCCATTGTTCTTTTCAAAATCTGCGTAAAGTTCCTCTGCCAAATCGTTGAGTAGATTACCAATAATTTTTTGAGATATTACTGATGTGAGAGTTGAAGAGAGCATATCACTAACAGCGTTCTTGTATGCCTGGACAGCGTTTTCTCCGTTTCTCCATGCGTTTACAAGAGTTTCACTCAACTGATCTGCCCATCCCTTAAAGTCAATGTTATAAAGTTCTTCTGCCATAGTTTTGGCGAAATCCCTTATTTCTAACTCCAAATCTTCAAGTTGGTTTCTATAGTCATCAACGGCACTATCATCAACACTCTTTGAACCTTGCTCTGTTTCCAAAGCATTGTTTAACTGTTCTCTTTGCTGATAGAGTAATGCCAATTGAGTATCATAGTACGAGCCAGACTCTAACGCTTTTTTGGATTGTAGCATTGCCTCCCTCTTGTATTTTGAGTTTGTCGAATCATCCCAAGCGTTTCTATCTTCAATATAATTCTTTGTTGCATCATTTGCGTACTTTTCAAGTCTAGCCTTTGTTGCACTATCCATCACAAAGCTATCAATTCCGGTGAGAGATTCTTTGATTGTATCAGACAATCGTTTCATAAATCTCTCAACCACTTTAATATCCTCCTCAAATTCCTTTTCGTGTTCACTCACACTCTCTCTATTTTTACCGGACATATAGCTTACAGCACCGACAATAGCACCGATAATAGCACCTATGTAACCAGAGCCACCCAAAGCTGTAGCAAGAGTAGAACCTGATTGTGCGCTACTAGCAACGGAATTTGTAAGACTTAGAACATCGTTAAAGCCATCCATATTAGCACCAAGATTAGATGCAATCTTTGATAACTCATCGAAACTTTTGATAACTTGCTGAGTCTTTGATATCCTTTGATTTACTTCGGAATCAGATATAACTCTTTTATCATTATCATCCTTATCTTCCTCTGCCTTTTTTAATTCCTCTGTTGCTTTTTCCAAATCTTTAGTGGCATCAATATGGTCTCTTATGGCATCATTGAGTTCTTGGACATCCTTTGGGTTGTTGCTCTCAGCTTTCTTTGTGGCAACATTTACGGCTCTTTGTGTATCCTTTGTCCTTTGAGATGCTGTTTCTTGCTTTGCCTTTGCCTCATCGTACTTTTGATTATACCATTCAGATGTTTTTCCAAGCAAAATAGCCTGACCTAATGATTTGAGTCTTGTTATGCTCTTCTTCATTTGGTCATCAACTTTCTTGACACCTTGAGAGTATTGATCTAACGTTATAGCACCACTTGTGAGTTGCTTTAAGAGATTGCTCTTGATTGCATCTCCCATAGATTGTGCCTCTTGAATGGTAAGAGATGTGACCGAACTAAAGAATTGCTTGTAATTAGAATCAAGAACCATCTTTTCGGCATCTCTCTTTGACTCCAAAGTACCTACATTTATTCCTCCGGTGATTGCCTTGTCTTGCTGAATTAGTTCGTTATACTTGGCATCAATGGCATCAATCTGCTCTGCTGTAGATACAGCACCCTTGACTGCATCAGCAATAGATTTAGCGGCATCATAACCACCATCACGGAATGCATCACGAACTTTCTTGTAAGTGTCGAGCAACACGCTCTTGTTACCAACAAAGAATTGCTTTGCCTCCTCATCAGTCATATCATAAGCAAAGTCAATCTTGAATCCCTTGCTCATTGCGTCTTTCTCAAAGGCATCACGCATCCACTTGGACTTTTCGTTCCACATTGGCTTTATGTTCAAAGCAATGTCAGTAGAGAGCCTATTGTCTCCGGTAAGTCCGAACCAACTCTTCCATACATCGTATTGTTTCATTGCCTCCGTGAACTTCTGCTGAAATTTCTCCGTGGCCTTACGGATATCCTCATTGGAAATGTCAAGTTCGATTCCGGACATCTCTACCGGAAGATTCTCACTCCATTTCTTTCTTGATTCAGTAGTGAGTTTCGACTTGATGCTATCAAAGAACTTCTTGATAGCAGAGTCATATTTCTTTGGATCACTAAGGTCTTTGTCAGACAAGCCGAAATACTCCAACGCATCAACATTCATCATTCCAAGTTCGGTAACTTTCTTGCCTGCCTCATCCTTACCGATAACAGCTGCCCATTTCTTGAACTCTGCGTATGTTTTCTTTAACTTGTCGAATTTCTCTTTCCATTCTTCAAGCAAAGTATCCTTTTGGCTACCTTGTGCTTTCTTCTTGCTGAATGCAGCAATCTGCTCGTCAGTATAACCTGCCTCTTTAAGAGTTTTATAATACTCATCGTAGGTTATTTTCATAGCATTTAACTCCTTGACAGCTTGTTCTACCTTGTCAATAGTTGCCTGATCCATAAAAAGAGGAACGCCATTGGCAAACGTACCATCATCATTTTTTTTGATGTACTTGGAGTAGTTCTTATAGTCCTTGAGATACTTATTCATGTCATCATTGAGAGTGCCTATATTTTTTTTGGCATTTTCTACTCTACCTACCAATGCACTATCGTCAGTTTGATATTTAATATCCTTGCCAAGATACGAATCCCAGAACTCTTTAGCATCGGTACTATTGAACTCTACATCCACTTTCAAATTAAGATACTTTTCAAAGTAGTCGTTTCGGAGCATCTTACGGACTTCTTCGCTAGTTTCAGTCTGCTTTAGGTAGGAATCAACCTCAAGGATAACACTTCTTCTAATATCACTATTTGGGTCTTGAAGATTAACATCATCACCAAACTTGGCTTTCATCTTCGATTCTATTTCTTTAGCCAATTGGTCAAGGTCTGAAAGATATGTGTCGTATGATTTACCTAAGTCATTAACATATCCACCTATGTCCACAGCACCCAACATACCATTATCTTTCCTTGTTGCCTCCATTAGCTTTGTTTTGAAAGATTTAAGATATGCAGAATTACTTGGTTCAAGCAATTTATTTACATAATCATCTGCATTTACCGAACTAGATAATTTAATTTGTTCTTGCAATAGCTTGCGAACCTCAACACCGCCATCGGCAATAGCCTTTAATATGTTCTTTTTTGCTTTTTTGATAGAGTCAATATAATCTTCTGCATTAGTAACTACACTTTCACCCTCGCCAAATCCCCAAGTGCTATCAAATGCATCTTGAATATCAGTCTGCACATCGTATTCTGTTCCGCTACTTGCAATATTCTTTACCTTGTTATAGTAGTCTAATAGTATCTGATATCTCTCTTCAAGAGTTTTTGCGTAGTTCCCATTGTCATCTAATTCAAATATAGAATTGAGCATAACATTCGCATCTGGAGCCGTATCACGCATAAACTTAACCAACTCCTCAATGGCAATCTTGGTCTCACCAGCAGAATTTACTATTTTGCCATTATCGAAATCCAATTTAACCTTTCCGGAAATTTCATTTGCCTTACTATTCAAGTCATCCAAAGAATCTCTCATACCGTCAGCAATCTTTTTTTGCTCTTCGGAAATATCGTTAAAATAAGACACAAGGTAAGATACAGCACCTACAACGGCAAACACCCAGGTCATTGGATTAGCAAGCATTGCCGATGCTGTTGCGAGGAATTGTGCGGCAAGTCTCTTTAACTGCACACCAAGCAAAGATGTGGCAATAGACATTTTGCCCATAGTCGAAACGGCGGCATTACCGGAAAGAACCATTTCTTTCTGCTTTTCGGTAATAACTTGCATTGAATACATATATTTCACGTTAGCCTTGTTAGCTTGTAGTCTAACAGCAAGCAAACGTGCCTCTTCGTAAGTTATCTTCTTTTCTGCCAATGCTTGTTCGATATCAGCGGCTGTCAACGCTTTGGTGCTTATGAGATTCTTCATAGAAGAAACGGATTTGCCATTTAATGCATTGATTCGCAATTGAGATTGAACATTTGCTGCCTTTTCAGCACTCATATTAGCATACAACGCAGTTGCCTCTTTGCCCATTATGGATGTATACATCATTGATGCGGCTTTAGCACCAATCATTCGTGTAGCAACCAATCCAAGAACAAGAGCAAACGACTCGTAGTTTCTAACGAGTTTGGTCATTATCTCTGCTGGAGCCTTGATGAGTTCGGAGTTACCCTCTACCATATCAGAGAACATGATATCAATAGCATCTTGCAAGTTCTTCCATTTACCAGCTACTGATTCTGCCATTACCTCCTGCATATTGTAGAACTGACCCTCTGCATCAGTCATCTTCTTAATGACAGCATCTACATCTTCAAATGATACCTCTCTATTAGATACCATCTTACGAACCATACTTGCATCGAAAGCCTTTCCGTTGCCTGCCTTGTCAATCTGCGTATAGTAGTCTGCAATCTTTTGGAGGATAGGCAAACCCATATATGAGAACTGTCTAACGAGTTTACCATCAAGGAAACCACGCTCCATTGTTTCACCATATACGAGTGACAATCTTCCGAACTGAATACCGAGTCCTGCCGCAATATCGGAAAGCCTCTTCATTGTATCATAGAGTTTGTTGTATTCAGTACCAAACGCTGACAACTGGCGAGCATTACTTGTCAAGTCCAACAAACCGAATGGAGACTTGACTGCAAGTTCTTTCATCTGCTCAAAGAGATAGTTGGCATCGGTATCACTTTGGAGGAGCTTACCAAGAGAAAGTCTTTGCTTTTGGATTTCACCACCGACATCAATAAGTCCGTCAATGAATCTCTTTATTCCGTACAACGAGAATACCTCTCCAATGATAGGTCGCAACTCATTGAAAACACCTGCAAGTGTAGTGGCTTGAGATGTTGCTTGTCTAAGAGAAGATGTAAGATTTTCTGCACCCTTTTTGCTATCATTTAATGATTTGTTGGCATCATCGGTTGCTTTCTTTCTTCTCTCTTCTTGTGCTGTGGCTCTGCTTGATTCTTGAACAACAGCCTGGAGTCCGGAGTTCTTTCCCTCACTTGAAGAGAGGTTGATGTTGATCTTGGCAACAAGTTCGTTTGCTATCTTGTCGATCTGCCTTTGTAGGCTGTCCCTTGTGGTATTAGGGTCAATTATGAGTTTCTTTATCTTGAACTCTGACTTGTCAATGGCTTGCTGAATATTGTGCAAACTATTCTTGTTAATACCGGACAAGTTGACAGTACGATGCTTGTAGAGGGCATCAAGTTCCGACCTCAGCATCTTGATATCTCTCTCAAAATCTTTCTTGTCAAGAGATAATCTATAGGCAAGATTGCCTAAATTAGTATCTGCCATATAAGTTATTGTTTTGTGTTTTTACCAAAATTGGAAAAATCAAGGACTATAGGTTTTCCCTCTTCCCTATTAGCGTTGTTTTGTTCCCATTTGAGTTGAGCCTTGAGAACATCAACTGCATTGACTTTCTTAAACTCTTTCTTTCCGTCCTTGTTCTTCTTGTCATGATGATATACAACTATAGGTTGGTCGATTGACAACAACTGAATTTGAGCAATAGTGTAACCCCAATTGTAATCATACATAGGAACGGAAATCAATCCTCCGAAATAGTGCTTGGTTGAGAGGAGGTTTGGGAATTTTTCTGATAAGCTCCAAGCTGACCCGAAAGTAGTTCTGCTTGGAAACGATTCACTTCCTTCCGAGTCTTGCTCATTATCGTGTCTCGCATCCCTATCAGCGACATGGTAGCAAGTAAGTATTGATCCACAATCACTTTTTTTTTACATTCCACGATGAATGGCAAGAGTTCATCTTCACGATACTGCATAAAGTAGTAGAACCATCTCCAAAGGATAGGATAGAAGAACTTAATCTTCCAAAGTCCGTTGAGTTTCATAAGTGCCGCACACTTGCACACAACCATATCCTCATCCGTAGTATCATCGTTAATTACAGCAGATAACTTACGCTCCGTTCCGTGATACAACCAAGAACACTTCCACTTGTTTCCTCTTACCAAAACATATGATGGCTTGGCATCTCGCAGATCACTCAACAATTTCTCCTCTTCACTAGTTGGGTCAGTAATGACCTTATTATCCTTGTCTTTCATTTTATATCTCAATATCAATCAATGTTAATAAAAAAGGGGTGGGGCAAAACACCCTACCCCTATACAATTTTATCTATGGAAGAATTATGCATCTGCCTCTGCTGCATCAATGTAGATAGATGCACCTGCGTTGTTGATGAGTGGAGTAACAGTAGCATTGAAATATGCTGGGTTATCACCCTCACCTACTACGAGTGAGCCGTACATTTCTGCCTTTGGAAGAATAACGAGTCCCTTACCTGTCTCATCAACGAAGAAGAGAGAACCTGTTACTTTCTTTACATCAAGTGCGTAACCTCCGTCAGTCTGCTTTGTGAGGAAGAGGTCTGCAATAGAAGAGTTGAGAGATGCAATCTGCAATGTGATAGCAGAGTCACTCTTTGATGCCTTTGATGTCCAAATCTGACCTGTTGTTAACTTGATTTCAGTCTTGTCAATACCACCTGTATCGAAAGAAACTGAATCTTCAATGATTGGGAGTTCAAAGTCAACTTCTACTGATGTAGATGGTTTTGCCTCCTGTGCTGTCTTAGAGAAATAAACGTGAGCAACCTTTGCGAAGATATTATCCAACTTACCGAGGTTACCACCAGTCTTAACTGAAATTGCTAGTGCCATATTACTTCTTTAGTTTTTTTAGTTTGGAAATTGAATTTATTGTTGTTTTTTCTCCACATTCGTATGTGTCAATAGTATTAACCATGAGTGACCCTTGCAAGTACCACACTTGATATCCCATTCCGTCATATCCCTGGAGTGTAAGGTAAGGAACTCTTGCGACATATCTCTTATCCTTTGCAGTCATTGGGAACTTGGCAAGTAATTCGTTTGTTATTGCCTCCAATCTCGCCAAATTTGGCACTCCTTGAGACTTTGACTTAACATACACCTCAATCCTAAAATAAGTGTTCTGATACGCTCCTTTGTTGCGTACTGAATATGGCATATTCAATACAAGAAACTCCTTGTGTTCCTCCTTGCTTGCACTTGGTCTATTGGCTATATATACCTTTGGGCAGACCGACTTGATGTTTTCAAGCATATCCTTGAGGATTTCTATAGTATGTAACTGATATGTATGTGCCATTTTATTTTATTGTTAACGGAACGCTCTTCAAATTGCTTAAAGATATGTTGGCTGTCTGCAACATCGTTTCCGTGAGTATGTTAAATCCTTTTACATTTTCGATAAAAGTGGAGTATTCCGTTCCGGTAGTGAAAACCATTGAGTAACCTTTCCCATCGGGTGAAAAGGAGGAAAGGAATGCTAATGATGTATCCATACCATAACCCTCGTCAGTCTTTAACAAATTCTCTCTTCTCACAGTAACCATACGACCTGTGTCGTAGTCCTCAAAGTATTTCACTCTGCCCTCTCCTTGAGAGAGTTTGTTGCGAGTTGGAGACTTTAGATTGCTTACATCCATAATAGATATTGTACTTGCGAGTTTTCCATCTTCATACAATCCTACCATATAGGATGTGAGGGTGTTTCCGGTTAACGAATGGTATTTTCTTGCTAGTTCTGCATTTTTGAGTAGGTCTATTGCTGTCTTTTCAAGTGCCGTGAGTAATTGCTCTCTCATCGCACTCTCTAATTTTGCTATGCCCTTATCAAACTCTGCTAACATACTAACTAATTCTTTGCCTCGTTATAGAACAATGTTGTACCACTCATCTCTCCATATCGGAATGGTTGGCAAGAACTGACCTGCCTATCAGTAATTTCCACGCAGTCATTCTTAATGTCAACCCTTGCATCGTTTGGAACACCAACAACCAATGATGGTATCTGCAAAGCGTGATCTGCTTTAAGAACTCCGTCAGTTTGATAGGTACGCATTGCACTGTTACCCTCATCACGGCATCTACCCTCATAATGTATGGTAACTTCGGTGTCCTCAACCGAGAATGGGTCAGGAGTGCCATACGAGTAGATTCTGCACCAATGTGGAAACACTTTGTCAAGGTCTAACTTTGTCAGTCTTGCCATACCTTCATACCTTTAGTGTGGAACTTAATGGTTGACTCTAACAAACCATACTTTCTCAAGAGGTCGTTCAACTGACGAGATATTGCTGACTTGTCCTTGCTATTCATTTCGACAGCACCGGTCTTGTGTGACCAAGTACCATTACCATCGGAAGAAGAACCCGTCATACCAGCATCACGAAGAAGAATCTTGAGCATCTCAATCTCTGCCATATCTCTATCATACTGAGATACTAGTGCAAGTGAAAGTCCACTTGGTATGTTGACCTTTGCTAGTATATAACTCATTGTATCTTCGGATACCGGATAGTTACCGGAACATCCGTAGAGATAGGAATCAATTGTTACTTGTGGTGTGTTAGAGTCACTCATAATATTTACTATTTAACTGTTTCTTACTTTGTTACAGTTGAGATATACATATGCTGTGGCATAGTAGGTACACAAAGCTGTGCAGCCTCTGAATCGATGTACATTGAGTGTGTACGAGGGTCGATACGCTGTGTGAGTGCAAGGCGGTCACCATCATAGAAAGCAACATCCTTTGACTCGTAGCCAAGTGTGAGAGGAGTTACACCCTGAATCTCACCAATCTTACCCTGTGGTACGAATGCAATGTTCTTTGGCTCAAAGTTCTGAATCTCGTTCTGTACCAACTTGTGTGTACTCTGATCCGGAGTGTCAACCCAAGCGAGTGAGTCACGAACTACAACCGGAATACCGATGAGTGAAGAGAACTTTGCAAGAATATCCTCGTCAGTCATACGCTTGCCAGCAGCGAGTGCCTGTGCATCAGTAGCAGGGAGAGCAACGATTGTGTAACCAACGGCTGTACGAACCTTTGAGTGATCCTTGAGGTCAGTCCAAAGAGCATCGGAAATCTCCAACTGCATTGGAACGTAAGAGTGATATGTCTTACGGATTACCTTGAGTCTCTTCTTGATGTAGTCGATTGGGTCAGATGTGCTACCCTCAGTAGTGTGTGCTGTGTTAGTCCACCAAGCATCAGTACCACCGGAAATATCCTCAAAGTGATTAGATGCGATGTTGAAATCAATTGTAATACCCTGGAGACCGCGAGGGTTGTTAGTAGCATTGATTGTGAACTTACCTGTAGATACAATCTGCATACGCTGATGAGTGAGTGCATTGTAGTATCCGTTGATAAGACCATCAGTAGACTCATCAATCATTCCGAGGAATACGTTTCTCATCTCGTCAGTAAGAGCTGCCTCACCAATCTTTGAAATCAACTGCAAACGCTCACGAAGAAGAGTACGATTGAGGTGATAGAATGCCTTGAAAGTTGGGATATTACCCATAGCACCCTCAACGCTATTCAATGCTCTCTCATAACCAGGAGACTCTGGGTCAACGTATGCTGGGAGTGTTGTAGCACCTGTCTGTGCGATAAGCTGATTGAAATTGTAGTCGAGTTTAGTTGGAGTCTGCTCAAAGCCATCAATCTGCTTTTCATTATAAATCTCGTTGTAGTTGTCAACGAATGATTGCCACTTGTTTTCGCCTCCTAAACCAAAAGCGAACAACGAATGCATATCTAAAGAAAATGTTTTCATAAATGTCCTCCTTTTTTAATTAGTTAACGAAAATTACATTGCACTCCTTTGCCATATTAGCCTTGATGTTTGTTACATCAGTTGAAGAGAATGCGTAAGAATAGATTTCTCCCTCGTATACAACTGTTGCAGATGCGAAGAGATTGCTATCAGTTGGAACTGCACCGAGGTCGATAATTGCGATATCATCCTTGATGAATCCGTTCACTACAGGAGCAGGACTTGTTGCTGCAAGATTAGCAGATGTAAGAAGAGTGATCTGCTTTGTTGCAGAATCATAAGTTACAGGTGTACCTGCTGGGATAACACCCTCCTTTGCTGTGCTACCAAGAAGAGCCTTGATAGATGCTGTTGTACAACGACCACCGGCTGGGTAAACAGCCTTAGTCTCGCGCCATACGGAACGACCACCACCATAAGAGACGGTTTTCTTTCCAAAGACACTACCAATATTACTGTTTGGCATAACTTAAATGTGTTTGTGTTGTTAAAAAATTACTTTTTCATTTTTGCCTTTTTCCGAGCAAAGAAATCAGAGACAGCCTTGTCGGTTTCCTGACTACCACCTTGACCCTTTGAACCAAATGGCTTGCCACCATCGAAAGCATATTTCTTGCACTTTTCCTCGTACTTTGCTTTAGCGAGGTTGAAAACATCCTCTGCCGTTGCTCCGTTAGGAATCGCGATGGAATTGATGGCATCATCCCATAATCCTTTGTTAACCCCAATGCCAGACTCAGTTAACTTTCTTGTTGCTGACTCACGGAGAAGATTGTTGTTCTGCTCTGCTTTCTGCGACTCGATTGAATTTTTGAGTCCGTTGATTTCATCTAGCAATGCCTTGTACTTGTCATCAGTTGGCGGTTCTGTTGACTTGCTGTTACGCTTTGCGATGAAATCCTCAACATACTTTGGATTCTTCTCAAGATATCTTTGCACCTCGTCAGGTAAAGCATTTGACAATGCAGAAGAAATATCTGCTCTCATCTGCCCTGTAAGGCTCTTGATAATGTTGGAGTGTCTTTCAAAAAAGGCATCATCCGGTTCAGTACCATCTTGAGGAATAATATTCTCTACATAAGTAGCGAATGATCTGTCCGAAAAGTTAGTGTTTCCAACTTTTTCTTTCAACGTGGAAATAAGTTCTTCTTTTTCCATTTTTGTTCTTGTTTTTGTGTTTGCGTTGTGGTTATTAGCGGAAAAATATTCGTAAAATACACGTTTTTCGTGAATATACTCCTATTCTTGTCGGCAAATGTAGCATTTTATCCTATTAAATGCAAATAATTTAGTAATATATTCCTATAAAAGCAAACATTTTTAGTAAATTTGCCGAAAATTGATTGATATGACGGAATATATTGATGGTGTTTTTACAAAATCGGGTGCTAGAGTGTACGATGAAGAGTATATTCAGACCTTGAGAGAGAAGAAAAGTGACAAAAGAGTGATATCGCAGAAAGGCTGTCAGACAAAATTCCTTTCGGCAAACGCTGATATTGTCATCATTGGAGGTAACCGAGGTGGTTCTAAATCGTTCTCTCTTCTTCTAGAGGCATTAAAGGATGTGCAAGACCCACACTTCAATGCTCTCATTCTACGTTGCGAGAAGAATGACCTTGATGACCTTATAACCACATCGGAAAGACAAGTGTATAGACAATTCGGTAGCTATAATCGTTCTGCTGACCTTATGACTTGGACTTTCAATAGTGGTGGCAAACTCAAATTCTCTTACTACGGAGGCTCGTTTTCCGACTTTGATACTCGTTTTCGTGGTAGGCAATGGTCATACATAGGCATTGACGAGATCACGCAGATAGAATACGAAAAATTCAAGTTCTTGGTAACTTGTAATCGTAACGCATCCGGAATACACAATCGTTTCTATGGTTCGTGCAACCCTGACCCAGATAGTTGGGTTCGCAAGTTCATCAAGTGGTGGATTGATGCGTACACCGGACTACCGATACCATATCGCGATGGTGTCGTAAGATATTGCTTTATGGATGGTGATACACCGGATACCATCTATTGGGGTGCAAGTCCGGAGGCTGTGTACGAACAATGTAAGCACATCATCGACCCATTGTGGAAACCGGAATACGAGGCTCTTGGATTCGACAAGAAAACAATGTTCATCAAGTCGGTCACATTCATCCGTGGTAGATTGGAAGAGAACCTTGCCCTCATCACTTCCGACCCTAAATATACGGCTAACTTGGCACAGCAAGGAGAGGAGCAACGTGCAAGAGACCTTGAGGGTAATTGGAACTTCAAACGCTCCGGAGATGACAAGATCAAGATTGAGGATATGGAGAGATTCTTCAACACGGCTCAATCAGTCAATGATAGAACACGCTACATATCTGCCGATATTGCCTTTGAGGGTGGTGACTTTATGGTTATGTGGCTCTGGGAGGGACTGCATATCAAGGATGTATACGTTGGTCGAGGCAACTCTTCCGAGGTGGAGGCTATATTCAAGGCAAAGATAGATGAATGGGGTGTGCGTGAAGAGAATGTCGTATATGACTATTGGGGTGTAGGACAAGCAATCGCAGGTCACGTTCCAAGAGCCATAAAGTTCACCGGAACACAACGACCACCAGGGCCATATGATAGTTCGTACAAGAACGTGAAATCGTGGTGTGCTGAACAGCTTGTCCATTGCCTCCAAGACGGAGAACTATCCATCAACCAAGAGTTGCTCACAAGAAAGTATACCGGAAAGAAAGGCAAGTATAGGTCAACAACCTTGAAAGAGATTCTTCTAAAGGAACGAAAGTGTATACGACATAGAGACAATTCCCAAGTAGGAGGCTTTGAACTTGTCAACAAGGAACAGATGATTAAGGTTGTCGGTTACTCTCCGGACTTCTTTGAAAGTCTCATATACCGAATGTGGTTTGAGGTAAACAAGAAGAATAGGCAAAAGGTGAAAGGTATCCTTACATACACCAATTCCGTAGGAACATCCGAAAATCATTCAAGAGGATTCGTAAAGAAAATACGATATGGTTTATAACTTAAAAAACACAAAAGCAAATGAAACAGCAAGAATTAAAGGACATACGCACCAAATTGCCTTGGGGTCGTATTCAGCCTGATGTTAATCTTCAGCACATACAAGGCTCTCCACAGCAACTGAAAGAGGTTATTGCCCAGGAGATAGAGCCATTGTACAAGATACTCACGCAAGCTGATATGCTACGAGAGTTCTACCCATCCGGACATCTCATCAATAGCGAGGTGTACTACCCTAACATCTATCGTTCCGAAGAGGTGGCAGAGGTTGACGAGAACGGAATACCTACCGGAAAGACAACTACAAACCGATATGTGGAACACGTTCCTAGATATGCTTTCGCCTTTCAGCAGATGATTACCATCAAACGACTCATCCACATCATAGGAAACGACATACAATGGGACACGGAAAAGCGTACCCTCACAAAGGAAGAGGAAAACATCGTTTTCACATTCAAGAGAGGATGGCTGTCAAAGAATATGGAACTAGCCGTATACGATGCGGTAAAGTCAGCACTCATCGTTGGAGACTCTGCTATCGTAGGATATCTTGACAAGGGCAAGTTCGCGTGGAAAACACTCTCATACTTTACTAATAGGGACATCCTCTTCCCACACTATGACTCTTTCGGTGAGTTAGAGGTGTTCGCAAGGCAATACAATGACTATGACGAGACCGGAAAGGCTGTGACTACTTGGCTTGAGGTATGGGATAGTCAGTATCTGTCACGCTATAGAAGAGATAAGGGAGGTGCTACCGGTATAGTAAACCACATCAAGGAGATGTTCGGTCTATCCGGATTCAACCTAGTCAGCAAGGAAAAGCACGGATTCCCATTCGTTCCGGTAGCATACACTCGCAGACAAGAGGGTCCAGCTTGGAACGCATCACAAGACTCTATTGACGGATACGAACTCGCTTTCTCCGAGATGGCACAGAACAACCATATGTTCGGTACTCCTATAATGTATCTGCAAGGCGAACAAGTGGAGATGGCACACGATATGAACGGCTCTATACGAGTCCTTACAATGGGTTCTGACGACAAGGCAGGCTATCTTGAGGGGCAGAGTGCCGCAGACTCATACCAAAAGCAACTAGACATCAACTACAAGATGATCTTCAAGCAGAGTTTCGCAGTAGAGACACCACCTATTAGCGGTAATTCCGACATATCCGGAGCTGCAATCAAGATTCTCTATTCGGATGCAAACGAGATTGCAACGGTAGATGCCAACGACTTCCTACCATTCGTTACCACACTCGCAAAGATTTATGCATACGGATACGGAATGGAGTCCGGAAACCCTATATCTTTCCAACAAGTACCTCTAGCTCCGTGGATAAAGCCATATATGCCGGTCAACGAGTCATCAATGGTAAACGACCTCGCAACAGCCGTAGGTGCAGGATTCATATCAAAGGAAACGGCATCGGAACGCATATCTTTCTATTCAGACACAACCGAATGGGACAAGATCATAAAGGAAAACAAGGAGCAACAGCAAGCAGACCTCCTCTATGAGATGGACAAGGCACAAAACTCTACACAAGACGAAGAGGAAGAGCCAAAGGATACCGAGGAGGTAGAGGAATAATTATCAACAATGGGTAGGGGCATAGTCCTCTACCCTATATAACAAAGACAATATGACACCAACACAGGAGGCAAAGCAATTCCTCATCAAAAGACTCAACGCAGAGCAGAGAATGTCCTCTTTATTGGAAGAAGAACTACTACTATCAGCAGAAAAGATAGTGGATATAGCACACAAATACAACATCCCCATAGGGAGGCTTTCTTCCACCAATGACCCTATTGTCCAAGAGGAAATAGAAAAGGTCATACAGGAGTTGATAGAGGCATTATACGAGGATGTGGAGGAACTGTGCATCAAGGCTGACAAGGAACAAAGGCAATACATCATTGCTTTCATCACCACATCAGTATTCGGAATGACTCTCCTATCACGAATAGACAAGTGGGCAAGGGACTTCTCCGTATGGGCAAGGCTTATGTACGACAAAGGCTATTTCGACAAGTCAGTACGCATACCGATGAAGATAGGGGCAAACTACGGAATGGACAGACTACTACGGCACACCATAGCAAGAGCATGGATGGAATCAAAGAAACATAATGCCATAGATTCCGGGGCCAGGTACTTCTCAACGCATAGAGGATCATCATACCCTTGCACAATATGCGATGACGAACAAGCAAAGGGAATACAGCCTATATCAGCTTTCTCCCTACCACTACACAACAACTGTTGCTGTTATGCCATCTTCTACGATGAGAACAAGCAACCATTATAAAACAACAAAGCAAAACATTGATTGACTATGGACACAACACTACTATCAAAGACGATGCAAAGACAATCCGAAGATTACGGACTATCACCGGAGGAAATGGCTTTCGCAACACTAATGAGCAACGGATGGACAATGATAGATGCCATAAGGATAATGGGACTATCACCGGAAGATGTATCATCCACAACAGCAAGGAAGATTGCCGACAAGATAATGGCAAAGGAGGGATACAGCAAATACATCAACGGAGAGGATATGGAGGGAAACCCTGTATCTAACGACAACACACCACAACGCAGACACGGAAAGAAACTACGCGACAAGGATGCCGTACTCAAGGCAATGGAAAAGGAAGCCGACCAGATGACCGGACTAGACAAAATCAGAGCATTGAAAGAAATAGCCGAACTACAGCAGATGAAAAAGGAAACCAACAAGGACAAAGAGGAACTAGTCAAGTTCTTCCTACCACTCACCTGCCATAACTGTTCACTCTATCTTGAACATAACAACAAATTCGTATAACATAAAAATGCACCCCACTCTCACGAGCAAGATGCATGTACAAAAACAAGTATAAACAACCCATTAAAGATTGATATACTACCGCAAAGGTAATAACTTTATTCCATTATAACAACATATATGCCCATATTTCTTTCATAAATGCCACTACAAGGCTCGATAATTACTTTTACCCATAATCTACCATAAGCATAAAGAAAATGCCCTTAAAGGCAAAAAGAAATGGCATATAGCATAATACAAAGAATATATCATAAGCATAATTATATAATTTATATAATATATTACAAGAATATATAATAATATATAATAACAGAAAGCATAAAATTGAAACTTAACAATTGAAAAAATTAAATTAAATACTAAAACAAAACTGAACTAAACAAATTATAAAATCCAAAGATTATAAAATTGAAAAAAATTATAAATGAAAACTGAAAATTTTGAAAAAATTCGTGTATGAGGTAAACACGGGGCAGATCGTTGCCTTTTTGGGGGGTGTATAGGGGTCTTTTTTAATCCAGAGAGGCTATCGTTTTAGTGGATAATTTGAGGGTCAACCGGTTAAACTTGCTATATCTTATATGTATAAGATAGGATGTATTTTTAACGCTCCGGATACTCTCCGGATACCCACAAGGGCAAAGTCTTTACACCTGGTCGCACACATCAAAGAATGAACCACCGGAGAGGCACAAGGCAGACCGACCGACAAGGCGTAAATTTAATTCTGCCGTATGTTTTATATATATTATAATAATTATTAGATATTATTATTTTTAATCTTACTATGATTAATATTTATAAATTATTATTTATTGTTATTATATATATTTATAAACAAAAAAAAGACTATATATATTAAATATAAATCTTAAATAGATATTAGATATAATTGATTAGATATATTATTATATATTTAATTATATATATATTATATATTATATTATATATGGGAGGCTGTATTTTGCGTTTATATGGCTTGTTGTGGCTTGTTATCTGATGATACATATATTTGCCTACTACCGGATATAACGGACATATAGAGCAAAAAAAAGAGCCATTTATAAATGACTCTCTTTTGATCTTGTTATGCTAGATACAATCGTAAAGGGAAACGGAAACAATAATCTTTAATCATAATCTTTATAAATTTAAGTTCATTAAATATTCTTTTTCTTCTTGTACAAATACCTTGCAGTCGTTAACGAATTGTTTAAGCTCTTTTATGCTCTCTTTGTTTCTGCTTGTCATCAGTTCGACCAGGTACGCATCATTTGACTTGTTGAGATTATGCACACCATAACATACAAGGTTGCCATATTTAGTATCGTAAATTATATTGTTGCTAACATTGTGTATTGCCTTGCCTTTATAGTCTATTATAATGCCCTCGTACTCTCTAACTAGACCGATATAACCCAATGTATCAATGACATCTTCCAAATCTTTCCGGATGCCTTTAAGATCATCACAAATATTAAAAACGAGTTCGTGAAATCCAGTTTGTTGTGTGTCCCTAGAACCTTGTATAATACCCTTTAATGCTGTCGCATTCGCTGTATTAAGTATTGCCATAGTTACAATTCTTTTTTATTATTCTTTGCCTCTTCGCTCGCAAGTTCTTTGAGCCTTTCATAATTATATATCATAGTCTTTTATTTTTAGTGGAGGAGGTTTAAAGCCTCCTCCGGTGTTATTTATTCTTCTTCTTCGTTCTCTTCGTCCTCTTCCGGTGTGTTATACTCGCTTTCTAGATCGTTTAATGCCTCATACAATTGAGATGATAAAAGGTAGCATCTGATAGTGACATCGCAAGCCTCCGCACCTTTACGAAACAAATCGGTTGTCTCGCTAAACTCCTCGCAAGCATCAGCGAATAAATACATATTGTGGCATAAACACTCCTCTGCTCTCCAAGCATTAAAGGTATAACTTCCGGAAGTGTTACCGGTAACGGAGTCGCTCATGAAAGCATCGTCGTATAACTCCTCGTATGCCTTTTCTTGTGTCATTCCCTTAATGCGGTTTATGTTCTCCTTAATAAAGTCGATGCAATCATTGTACACGGCTTTTTCGTAATCGTATTCAATCATAGTTTATATCTTTTTAGATTGTTTTACACTT